ATCAAAGATCAGAGAATGTTGTTAGTTGGCACAGACATATCTTAGGTGGAGCTTTTGGATCAGGTAATTCTGTTGTTGAAAGTATAGCTAGTATTTCTGGAGATCTTAACGAAGATGAACTTTGGTGTATTGTTAAAAGAACAGTCAATGGTGCTACGGTTAGATATGTAGAATGCTTTTCTGATTTTGATTTTGATGAAACTGCTTCTACAGATTTTAAATTTTTAGATAGTCATTTAAGTTATTCAGGATCTGCAACAACTACATTATCTGGATTAAGTCATCTTGAAGGACAAACAGTATCTATCCTGGCTGATGGATCTGTTCATGCAAATAAAACTGTAAGCTCAGGAGCTATTACATTAGATAGATCAGTTACTAAAGCTTGTGTTGGTTTAGCTTATGATAGTGTTTTACAAACTATGAGAATAGAAGGTGGATCTGCAGAAGGTACCTCTCAAGGTAAAATAAAAAGAATTTCAAAAGTAGTTTTAAGATTGTTTGAAACGGTAGGTGTTAAGGTTGGACCAAGTTTAACTAACTTAGAGACAATACCTTTTAGAACAACATCAAGTGATTTATCCGCACCAGTAGATACGCTTGTTGAAGGAGACAGAGAAATAGAATTTGACGATGATTATAATAGTGATGGACATATATTCATAAAGCAAGATCAACCACTACCAGCTAGTATTCTTGCCATATATCCAACGCTCGTTACAAACGATGGCTAAATTTACTGTTGTTCCTTATGAAACGGAACATGGAGATGAAATTATTGAGTTTGGCATGAATAGTAAGCTCATGGAATTAGATGCTAGTTATACCAATAATAGACTAGACATGGCTATTCCAGGTTTATCATTTACCTTATTCTTAGATCGAACACCGATTGTATCAGGTGGCATAGTTCCAATGTGGGAAGGTGTTGCTGAAGGTTGGGTATTATCATCAAAACATATTTACGATTACAAAATTAAAGCTGCATCTCTGATCAGAAAAAGACTGGATTATCTATGCACAAATAACAAAATTATAAGATTACAAACTGCAGTCAAAGAAGAGTTCCTAACTGGTGTTAGGTTTGCTCAATGGCTCGGTTTACAAAAAGAAGGTCTAATGAAATTTTATGGATTAGATCAAACTAACTATTGGAGAATGGCTAAATACTATGAGCGCATTAGGTAACATCGCAGCAGCACAATCTGCAAAAAGAATATCAGCATACAACGCTAAAGTCACAAGAATGGAAAAAGACTTTATTGAAGCTAAAGCAGAAGTTAATAAAAAATTTTATAAAGATGTAACAAAGCCATTACTTTTAAAGAACCAAGAAAAAGCTAGAGATAATTTATTTGTAAATATTTTAAGTAGTGGTGCTGAGTTTAGAGAAGGTACTACTCCTTATGATGTGATGTTAGAAAATAATGTTAATGCAGCATTCAATGTAGTGATCGCTGATTACAATGATGAAATGGATTACAACGATCAACTTAATCAATCTTTAATGTTGGAAGCAAAAGCTCAAGGACAAGAATACGCTGGTCGTATGACTGCTAGAGCGCAGAAGTTTGCAGCTGTTGGATCGCTGTTAAGTGATGCTAATAAATTAGGTATGATTGGATAATGGCAATATTAAAAGTAGAACAAGTTAAAGGACAAGTTAATACTGGTAATGTTCCAAGAGCATCAGGTTTAGCTTTACCTCTATCACTTGCTAATCAACAAGCTCAAGGTTTTAAAGCTTTCGCAGATGGAGTTACAACTCTTTATGCTGCACAGAAAAAAGAAGAGGACCTAAACGAAGCTCAATCTATTGCAGATGAGTTATCAATAGATCTAATTAAAAAATATAATAAATATAAATCAGGAAGTAATTTAGAATTAGCCTTAGAAGGTTTTAATAATGATGTAAGTTACGAAAAAAACTTTAAAGATTTAGGATCTAACAAAAGAGTTAAAAAAGAAGTTAGAAAATATGTAAATGACTTTCAAAGAAAATACTCATTAGATCTTTTAGGCAAAGTAACTGAAAACCATCAATCAATTACTAAAGCTAGAAAAACTCAAACATTAAACCAAATGGTAATAGATCAAGTTGCTGGTGGTAAAAATGGTTTACTTGCTAAAAAGCAATATAATAATTTCTGGTCAGATCCTTTAAATTTGGAATATTACGGTGCTGAACAATTAGAAAAATTAAAACAAGAAAAAGATCTTGAGATTATAGAATTATCATTAATTGAAGGTGGTAATAGAGGACAAGTTAATCTTTTAAATAATGAGCAAAGAAAAGAAATAACTGAGGCTTTACCGTTAAAAAGTCAAAAGGCAGTTATTAATAAGATTAGAAATGGCGACATATCAAGAACAATCAAGTCTGAAGAAGATATTATCTTTGCCGAAAAGAAGGATAAACAATTTAAAATCGAAACATTTACAACAGCATTACTTGCAATCAATGATGCTAGATTAAATGCTACAAATGAAAATATATCAAGAAATCCGTCATTAGATGATCTTTATGATCTAAGACAAAGTGGAGCTATTAACTCTTCACAATATGATCAACTACTAAGATTTAAAGCTAATGATAAAACATTGGATGATCCAGCTATATTACAAATTGTAAATGCTTCGTTTGCTTTAGCTGATAGTGTTGAAAAGATTGATAGCCTTCAAGAAGATGTAAATCTTAATAAAGATATTATGCAAGGCTTAACTCCTAAAAGTATTATCAAATATAATCAGTTAGCTGAAAAATATAAAAAAGATACTACGTTTGGAACTGAAGATAAAAAATTCAGAGAGTTGTTAGATATAGGTTCTAAAAGAATATTAAAAAGCAATACTAAAGGTTTAAATTTATTTCAAAATGCTCAATCAGCTAATTATGATTATTTAGTTAAAGCTGAAGCTAGAGTTAATGAATATGATGATTTAACATTAAATAAAAATTTTACTCCTGAACAAGCTTACGCAGAAGTTATTAAAAAATTAGGTAAGGATGAATTACCTGAGCTACAAGATTTAGAACAACCTAAATCTATATCTATAAATAATTTTAAAAAGAATTTTGAAGCTCATCCAAAAGATGCTTTTAATGATTTAAGAAAAGCAGTTGCTTTGGCTTTTAAAGATAACAAAGATATTGAAACTTATAAAGATGATCTTAGAAAAATAGATGTCATGGAAGATACTTACGATACTAGATTAATAATAATGAAAGACGAAGATTTAGCTTTAGGAAAAGAATTTTTACCAAAAAAGGTTAAAAAATAATGGAAGAATTTAATACTTACGATTTATATCTTAACCAAGTTAAACAAGATGACGTTTACAATAGTAAAGAATATAAATTATTAAAAGAAAACAATATTGATACAGCGGAGATAGAAGGTATCGATAAAGATCCTGATGCTGGAGAAATAGTATTTAATAAAGATCAAAAATTATCTGATGAAGAAAATAAAATATTTTTAAAAGATGTAACTGACTTTATGTTGGATATACCAAGAGATACTTTTATTAGTGCGCTTAGAGGTGGAACTAACGGATTACAATTTGTAAATAATTTTGCTGGAGCTATTGGTTTAACAGAAGAATTGTTTGGTCCAGATGCTACAGATCAACTTAATCAAAAGTTTGAAAAGATAAAATCCGATTTAGACAATGCACAAGTAGATAGTCCATTTGTTACTAAAATGATTGGGATGGCTGGTCAAGATGCGATGTACACATATCCAATTTATAAAAAGCTTCAGAAAGCTGGATTACCTAAAATGTGGAGATTACCATTAGCTTTTGCTTTGGGTGGTGCTTTAGCATTTGATAAAAAAGAAAGCTTCTTTGTTGATAGTAATTCAATGAGAAATCTAAAGTCTTTTATAGGTGTTGCTGAAGATACTCCAATAGAAGAGATGTACGATAAAGCTGTCCAGGCTATAGAGTTTGGTGCATTTGGTAAGATTTTTGATGATGTTTTGGGTTTAGCTAAAAGCTACAAAACAATGAATAAAGATAGAATTAAACAAGCTGATATTGCTTTAGGCGGATCTGCTGGATCTGCTGCTGTTGTAGAACAATTCGTAGATGATCCTAATCAAGCCTCAACTGATACTATGCCAAACATTGAGCCTAGTGAGGAAAAAAAAAATCCAAATTTTAACGATGACGAAATAATACCAGGTACAGTTAATGAATATGGTTTTGAAAAAACATCTAGCTTAGTTCCAGTATTCAAATCTATTTTAAAAGAAACTGCAAAAAAATTACCAAACAAAGGATCTGGAGAACAAATATTTAATACATTAAAAAATACACCAGGATTAAAACAACAAGAATTAAAATGGTCAGGTCTTGATGATTTTCTTAAAAATAAAAAAACCGCTACTAGAGATGAAGTAAAAGAATATCTTGAAAAAAATTCTTTAGATGTTTCTGAAATACAAAGACCTAGAAAGATGACAGCAGCAGAAGGCGAAGCGGAACTTAGATTAGAAAGTAAAATGCTTGAGCTTGATGAGACTATAGAAAAATATAAAAAAGCAAATCCAGAAGCATTAGTAACTAATGATATGGATTTTTTCAGTATGCAATTTAGAGATATTGGTTTGGATAATTTTGCAAAAATAGATAAACAATCAGATTATAGAACAGTTAAAAATTTATTAAATGATGTTCCTGAAGAAAAACTGTTTAGAAATTATATGTATGATGACAAAATTGTATTTAATTATCTAAATAGAGATGGACAACCATTATCAAGAATTGGTCCAATTAGTGTAGCTGAAACAGATAGACTTCTTGGAGAAGGATTTTCAAGAAATCAAAGATTTGAATTTGATCCTTTAGAATTAAAAAAATTTTATGTAAGTAAAGAACTGAGAGATTTTAATAGAACTTTTGATGAAACAAAACCTAAATTTGACAGTACAAAATATAATGAGCCTGGCGGAGAAGATTACAAAGAGTTAATCTTTAAATTAAAAGGCGATGGCTATCCATTAGAATTTGACGATTATAGTTTAGGTAAAAGAAAAACTAAATTTCCATATAAATCGCCTGAAGTACATTTTGGAACTAAAAACGAATTTGCTCATGTAAGATTTAAAACAAGAGAATTAGATGGTCAAAAGACTTTAGCTGTAGAAGAAATGCAATCTGATCTAGTTACTGATATGAAGAGCGCATATTCTGGACAAGTTACAGATTTTCCATTTAAAAATAATTGGTATGAATTAGTAACTAAAAGATTAATTAGATATGCAGCAGATAATGATTTTGATGCTGTAGCAATACCTAAAGCAAGAGCAATTCAAGATAGATACAATTTAACAAAAAGAGTTGAGAGCCTACAAATAGGATCTTTTGATGAAAAGCGTAAATTAATAGGCATTGAAGGTTATGATATAGATAGTGGAACATTACAAATATCTGAACAATTTACATTTGCAGATGCTGAAAAGAAATTTGGCAAAGAGAATTTTGAACATATCTTAGAAAAAGCTAGAAATTTTACTAAAGATGATTTTGATGAAGCAGATACTTATGTTGATTTACTTGATGATTTTACATTTGGTGGAGAAGGTAAAGATGCTTTGTATAATAAAACAATTCCAAGCTTTATTAAAAAGTATGGCAAGAAATGGAACGCTAAAGTTTATGATGATGTTTGGGATGGATCTCAACAAGCTGTGGTTAAAAGACCAGGCAATCCAGATGGAGATTTATTAAAACCAGGATCTTCTACATACATTCCATACACAATTATAGAATTAACACCTGAGATGAAAAAATCAGTACAACAAGACGGACAAGCTCTATTTAATATTTTCGGAATAGGATCAGGAGCAGCTATAGGATCAAATGCTATCCTAGATAGTGATAGGAACAATACTATTTCAAATCTAACAGAAAATTAGTAAATATTGATTATCCTCAAATATTTCTAAAAATTTTCACAAAAATTCAAAAGGTAAAATTAATGGTTAATGTAAGAACTATAGGTAAAGAATTTACAAAAGAGCTATTACCTAAAGCTCAAAAGATTATCGATGAAAAGGTTAAAGGACCAAAATTAAAAAAGAAAAAAGAAGCTGAAACAGAAGCAGATAGTATTAGAAATAAAGAGCTTAGTGTAGAGCAAAGCTTAAAAGAAAAGAATTTAAAGACACCACCTAAAGTATCAGTTGATAAAGCTGAGAAGATGCTCTTTACAAAAGATAATAAGATTAAACCTAAAAAGTTAATAGATTTTAATATTAATAAGTTTGAGACTAGAGATGATATTTTAAAGTTTATTGATGAAGTATCTGTTCAATTTAAAACTTCTATTGATAAACAAAAAAGAGGTGTTCAAACTAATGAAGCCACAAAAGAGATGGCTCAATTACTTCAGGTTAATTCTAAGGACCTAAAGGAAAGTTTATTAAAGATAAAGCCTGGACAAACTTTAAATGCTGAAACTATTTTAGCTTCAAGAGAATTATTGTTAGCTGCAATGAATAAGTTAGATGAGTTAGCTGTTGCAGCAAAAAGTGGTGGTACAGATGATCTTATGGCTTTTAGACAGCACATGGCTTTAACATCTGAACTACAAAAAATTATTAAAGGTGTTCAAACAGAAACTGGAAGAGCATTACAACAATTTAAAATACCAGTTAGAGATAAAAATTTTACAGCTCGTAATCTTGATGACCTAAATAGAGATCAGTTAATTATGGATTTAGGAGGAGAGGAGGCTATTAGAAATTTAGCTAAGACTTATCTTAAAGCAGATACTGCAAAAGCAAGAGCAACACTTTCAGAAAAAGTTGGTTTTATAACTAGAACTCAAGATGCTTTAGCTGAAATATTTATTAACGCTATTTTATCAAATCCGATGACGCACGTTAGAAATACTGCTGGTAACTGGATTACTCAAGGCATTCTAATGCAAGAGAGAAAAATAGCTGGAAGATTTTTTAGTGATATGTCTCAAACTGGAGGTGTTTCAGAATTTGAAGATATTGCAAAAGCTTATGGTAGATCTCAAGCTGCATCTGAAATGTGGGCTGCTATTGGTAGAGAATTAGCTCAAGGCAAAATGCCTACGATTAAAAATCAAATGAGTGGTTCTAAAATTGAGGTAAGACCAGGTAAAGCAACTGCTGAACATCTTGGTATGAAAGAAGGTAAGTTTGCTACTGGTGTTGATGTTTTAGGAAACATTTTAACATTGGGTAGAATACCAACAAAGATGTTATCCGTTTCAGATAACTACTTTAAAAATTTAGAATATAGATCAGAGATCTATGCTTTAGCTTATAGAGAAACAATAGAGTTAGTTCAAAGTGGTGCTGTATCAAAAGCTAATGCTGCAGAGTATTTAGCTAACAGAGTTGTAAATCCTCCAGAAGCTCATGTTAAAAGAGCAATGGAAATTACTTTAGAAAGTACGTTTCAAACTAAGCTTGGTACTAGAGGAGATGTTTTAGATCTTGGAAAAGGTTTACAAAGATTAAAATCTGGATCTGGTTGGTTTACATTTATTTCAAATTATTATTTACCATTTATTCAAACACCAGCAAATGTTGTTGGAATGACTATGGAGAGAACTCCTGGTCTTAACTTTTTATTAACAAGTTATAGAAATGATATTTCAGGAGCTAATGGTTTAGCTGCTCAACAACTTGCTAAATCTAAAATGGCTACTGGTGGTTTATTTTATCTGACTGTCATGGGTATGACTTTTGGAAAACCTTTTGGAGTTAGTGCAACTGGTACCTCTCCAGAAATAGGAATTGATTATAAAAATAAATTTAATAAATCGAATATGAAAAAGTTACTTGGTACTCAATCAGGTACAATCAATATTCCATACGGAGATGAAACATTACAAATAAATTTAACTGGTAATGATCCTATTGCAATGGCTTTTAGACAAGCAGCAGATTTAGCATCGATTGCTCAATATGGTTTTGAAAATAATGATCAGGCACAAGATTATTTAAATATGGTATTAGCTCTTACTTTATCTGTTGGAGAAAATATTGGATCTTCTACATTTATGGCTGGTATCGGAAAAGCTGTAAATGATTATCAGAATTATAAACAACAAGGTTTTACTAAAGGTTTAGAAAAACAAACTAAATCAATGGTTAGTGCTTTTGTACCGACTGGTGTTAGACAAACAATGAAATTGTTTAATGAAGATAACAATAAAATTGCAATTACAATTCAAGAATACATAACAAAAAATTTATACGATGCTTCACTACCAAAAGATTATGATGATCTTGGAGATGAGATAGAACGATTTGGATTAATTTCTTTTGCAAAAAAAGGTCCTATTAGAGATGAGTTAAAAAAAACTGGTGTAGAGATAACCAAGATACCAAAATCATTTCCTTATCAAGATCCAGATACCAGTTTGTCAACTAGCATTGAATACAATTCAGAAGAATTATCTTTTATGAAAAAAAGATCTGGAGAATATGCTAAAGAATATTTGGCTGCTGTATTTGCGAGTGAAGAATATAACGCTAAAGATTTAGATAATTTTGCAAAACAACATTATATTAAGAAAGCTTTTAGTGCTGCAAGAGGAGCAGCTAAATTTGATTTATTATTTAATTCTGATGAAAGCTCTGAAGATTATGAAGATTATCCAGAATACATAGATGATGTAGAAGAGCTAGGTTTAGAATTAGCTGGAAAAGGTGCTTACGAAAATTCATTAGGATTGAGAACAAGAATACAGAGTGAAGTTAGATCTAATCTAATAAACGAAATTAGAACAAAAAATCAAGGACAACCATTAGCAAAACCAGAAGATGAGTATTTCAAAGAAATGCAAACAATAGAGGAATAATAAACAATGACAATTTCAACAACCATAATTAAAAGCAGTTATTCAGGAAATGGCTCTACAACAGCCTTTACCTATAACTTTAAAATTACTGACCAGGATGACATCCAGG